AACTAATCATGTGGTTATTGCAACCTACGGTGTGGCCGCGGTGGGCATTAACATTCCTCGTATTTTTAATTTGGTTCTTATTGAACCCGGCAAATCGTTTGTTAGGGTTATTCAAAGTATAGGCCGTGGGGTAAGAAAAGCAAAAGATAAAGATTTCGTGCAAATATGGGATATCACGTCTACGTGCAAATTTGCTAAACGACATCTAACACAAAGAAAAAAATTCTATAAGGAAGCACAGTATCCATTCACTATAGAAAAAGTAGATTGGAATTAGTATGAGAATATTAACATTAGAAAATAAATCATTAGATTTAAACACATTGCCAGATGAACTAGATGAAGATATTAGATTTGCAATTTTAGATAATTCAGATCCACAAGAACCGGATTTCTTTTTTCTGCCTCTAATCTTTTTAGAAAGTTTTAGTTCACCGGCTATTGTTTTAGAAATTGCAGGTAAAGAAGTTATGATGCCAATTGACTGGCACATGGCAGTAGGTTGTTCCGAAAGTGGTAACGACTTAGAAATACTTCAGTTAACTAGTATTGCAGACAGGGGATTTGAAGCATTTTTGTTTAATCCTTTATCTAGTTATAAACCAGAGTTTGGAGATATTAGAGTAGTAAACTTTTACAACGAAGTGAAATGGTTCTTTCCTAAAATGAAAAATGGCAACTTGTTAAGTGTGCCAATCACAGACGGCGACAAACCTTTATGTGCATTTTTTATTAGAGATGTAACTAGACAAACAGAAGTAATTGATTACGGAAAGATTTTATAAATGGAAAACTTTATTAGAGTATACGAAGATAGGATACCCGCAGAACTATCATCTGAATTAATTAAATGGTTCAATACAGCAAGCACTACAGGACGTCTTGTCCGTCGCAATGGACCAAACATTTCAGATACACAAATTAGTGTTGACGGTGCTCGTAAAGATTTTGTAGATAATATTTACGCATGTCTTGGACCATGCTTAGAAGAGTATGCAGAAGACTTTCCATTTTTAAAAGGACAAGATTTGCTGTCAAGTTTATGTGTAATGCAAAAGTCAGTTCCGTTGTCAGGCGACGGCTATCATAGATGGCATAGCGAACGATTTGGCATGGCAACAACTGAACGTGTGCTTGCATGGACTATCTATTTGAACACTGTTAAAGAAGGTGGCGAAACAGAGTTTTTATATCAAGGTAAACGTGTTGAAGCAAAAGCAGGACGTATTGTAATTTGGCCAGCAGGATGGACTCATGTACACAGAGGAAATCCTCCATTAAGTAACGAAAAATATATTCTTACTGGATGGATTGTAGGTGATGGAGATCAATTACAGTTTACATTAGGAGATAATAAAAACTAATGATGACAGCAAAAGAATACAGAGACAATGTCCAATGGAACTGGGTAATGCAACAGCACTATCCGGGCTATCAAAGATTTTTAAAGTTGTTTAACGAAGAAGAACGTAAATCTTATAAAATGAAATTACCTGCTGGTAGTTTAGCAGTTAATTCATACAATGACGAAAACTTTGATTTCCCACATGATGTTGACCCAGATGGACACTATGAAAAATTTGTATTAAGTGTTTTACAACAACACTTTCCAATTTACAATTTAAAACACAGACGTACATGGTGGTTGCATTATCCTAAGTTTGAACACAGTTTTGTAGGAGTACATAGACACGAAGGCGAACGTGTTCTTACAAGTGTATTGTTCTTAGAAAGCAACCTTACAGAAAATAATATGAATGAGCCAGGAACACTGTTTGCTATCACGCAAGAAAATGATAGAACAAATGAATTGCATGAATTTTTGCCTGTGCCAGGACAGTGTGTAATTATGGACGGCATGGTATATCATGGCACATATCCGACACAGTTTGATAGAAAGGTTTTAGTTGTTGACTACGACTATGAAATTATAGAAGATGATTGATTATCCAAAAAATAATTGGGTCATGGAAACATATTATTCTGATTACGATAAGTTTTTAGAATTATATAATACTGAGTGTTATACATTTAATTTACCGCACGGAGATGGCGGTGCTAAGATGTATGCATTATCTAATCTTGCTTATCCAACTTTTGTTGACACAAATAAAAGTTATATTAAATATATTGAAGAAACAATAAAAGAACACTTGCCATTAAAAAATATAAACCTTACAGAATGTTGGTGGCTAGATTATCCACCCACTACTTATAGTGGAATACATCAACACAAAAAAGGACAAATATTTACAACTGTACTATTTTTAGAATCAGATGCAACACTACCACATTTATCAGAACCAGGCTGCCTTTTTGCATTTACAGTTGAAAACGGCGAGCCTGTTTTGCACGAATGGGAGCCAGAACCTGGAAAATTAGTTTTAATGGACGGACATATTTATCACGGCACATACCCTACACAATTTAAACGCAAAGTGTTGGTGTGTGATTTTTCATATGAGTTAGGAGAAAGGCAATGACAATGAAAGCAGGAAAGATTTGGGGGCAGACAGAATTAATTCATGCCAATGGTGTACTAGAGTTTCACCGCATTGAATATAAAAAAGGTTTCAAGTGTTCGGAGCACGAACACAAATATAAGTGGAATGGATTCTTTGTTGAATCGGGCAAAATGCTTGTCCGTGTTTGGCAAGATGCAGACCAAGAAGGATTAGTTGATGAAACTATTCTTGGTCCGGGGGAGTTCACGCAAGTGAAGCCCGGCAAAGTCCACCAGTTTGAAGGTTTAGAAGATGGTGTCGCTTTTGAACTTTACTGGGCGGAATTTAATCACGATGATATTGTTCGTCGTACAGTAGGCACTGCAATTGATAAAGGAAAAAAATAATGTTTAATTGGTTAAAGAAACTATTTGGTTCAGATGTACCGGATACTCCGGTTATTGCTCAAGAGCCTGTAAAGAAAACAACTAAAAAAACTGCTACAAAGAAAAAGACAGCAAAAGTTAATTTAGACGCAATGTCTAAAACAGAACTGTTAGCACTAGCAAAAGAAAAGGGTGTTAAAGCAAATGCAAGTCTTAAAAAAGCAGAATTGGTCGAAAGACTCAAATAAACTTATCCCCGGAGAGGCTTTGATTTATGAACAGGCCGACGGGGTAGTTTATGCACGATACAGGGATCCTCCATACAACGTCCAGCCTAGATGGATTGTTGGAGGTGATCCTGCAGGTGTAGCTCGAGCACAAGGAAGTTTATTAGACTACGGCGAATGGAAAAATTTATGCGAACTTGCTCAAACTAACCCTACATTAAAAAAACAATTAAGTAATTTAGTTAACACATATTATATTATAAAGGACAGTAAATGAGAATAATAGCAGGACCATGTCAACACGAAAGTGTAGAACACAGTTTAAAAATTGCAACAGAATGTAAACGTGTATGTGACAAATATGGAATTGACTATTACTTTAAAGCAAGTTACGACAAAGCAAATCGTACAAACGTAAATGGAAAACGCGGCATTGGATTACCACAGTTTATTAGAGACATGGATTCAATGAAGGAAAAAATTCCTACTTTAAAAACCTTAACCGATGTACACGAAACACATCAGGTATACACCATTACTAGTGTCGATGCAAGCATTGATGTATTACAAATTCCTGCATTCTTATGTAGACAAACAGATTTAATTCGTGCCGCTTGTGATAGTGGACGCATTGTAAATATTAAAAAAGGACAGTTCTTAGCACCTTGGGACGTAGAAGGTATCCTTTCAAAAACAGAAGGTGCCAAAGAAGTATGGATAACAGAGAGAGGTACAAGTTTTGGTTATAATACCCTTGTTGTTGATTTTACTGGCCTCAATTATATGCTTGACAACTATAGCGTTCCTATTGTTTTGGATGCTACCCATTCGGTACAAAAGCCAGGAGGAAATGGAACGAGCTCTGGCGGTAATCGTGATTACGTGCCAGGTCTTACTCGTGCCGCTTCTGCTTTGGGAATTAATAACTTTTTTCTAGAGGTACATGACGATCCAGACAACGCACCTAGTGATGGACCTAATATGCTTAAACTAGAAGACTTTGAAGGTGTTGTGCTAGACATTATTAGGTATTCTTATAAATGAGCGAGTTTACTAGATCATATACATCTCTAAGAGGAAGTATATTAAGAGCATTTGTTTACACTATAGGACATATTCTAATAGCTATGAGTGTTGTAACTATGATGACAGGTGCTAATATTTTTGAAGCAGGTGCTGTTGCATTGATAGAACCTTCTATTAATGGAGTTTGGTACTTTGTATTAGATAGATTGTGGGTAACAAGTAAATGAGTAAAACTGTAATATTAATTCCTGCTAGATATGCAAGCACAAGACTGCCTGGAAAACCTTTGTGTATGTTAGATGGCATTCCTATGATAAAGCGTGTGTATGACGCTTGTATTGCGTCTAAGACGCCAACATACGTGCTTACTGATAGTCAGGAAGTTTATAATATTATAGGACCGAATTGTATACTTGATCATACAGATTATGCTAACGGTACAGAAAGATGTGCCGGTGCAGTTGAAAGATCTGCATTACTTGAAGAGTATGATAACTTTATCAATGTGCAAGGTGACATGCCCGATGTTACTGTAGATATGATTGAAAAGTGTGTATGGCATTTGCAACATTATCCAATCACTACCGTATGGACTGAGATGCCTGAAGAAAAACAGAACGATCCAAACACTGTTAAAATGATTAAAGCAGGAGATCAATGTTTATGGTTTGGGAGAGGAATGACAGGCTATGGCGACTGGCACTTGGGAGTATATGGTTATAAACGTAATGCATTAGAACTATACCCTAGTATGCAGATTGAAAAGGAAGAACAGATTGAGCAACTAGAACAACTAAGATGGCTAAAAAACGGTTGGCAAATAGGTTGTTTGAATGTACAATATAAAGGAACTGAAATAAACACTCCCGAGGATGTAAAAGAATGGCACAGCAAAAACTTCCAATAAAAGATATATTAGCCGCAATAGATATGGGTGCTATGAATGTTTGGGACGAACTTGCGGACGATGAAAAGAAGCAAGTTAGTTTTTGGTTGCTTAATAGATATGTAAGCAGTGTAAAAGGCAGCCGCGATGATCAAGAACTTGCTGTGTTTAAAACAAACGAATACTACAATAAGAATTATATGGATGTAACTAAACATCCTAAACTGCAATGGCAACTGTTATGTCAAGCAGGAAACACAGGCGATATTAAGTTCCATCAATGGATTGGACATAAAAAGAAAACAAGCGATAACAGCAAAGGTGTAAAACTGTTAGAGCAGATTTACCCGAACATGAAACAAGATGAGGTAGAATTACTTGCTGGAATATCTACAAAGAAAGAACTCAAACAATTGGCTGAAGAACATGGAATCGATACCAAACTCTGATAAGCCATACAAGTGCGAATACTGTGGCAATGGATATATGAAAGAGAAAACCCTTGCCGCTCATATGTGTGAAAAGAAACGCAGAGCACTACAAAAAGATGAAAAAAGAGTGAGACACGGATTTTATGCCTTTCAACGATTTTACAAACTCAGTGCAGGTACTAAGAAAGAAAAAACATACGAAGACTTTTGTGCAAGTCCGTACTATAATGCTTTTGTCAAGTTTGGTAGTTTTCTTAGTAATGTTAAGCCACTATATCCCGAAAAGTATATAGACTGGGTAGTAACTAGTGGAGTAAAACTTGATCACTGGTGTAGAGATAGTTTGTATGAGAAATATGTTTTAGAGTTTGTGTTAAAAGAAGATGTTACAACAGCACTAGAACGTAGTGTAAAAACTATGATGGAATGGGCAGAAGAAAATGAGCCTGCGGCATGGAATCATTATTTTAAATACATAAGTTTGAACAGAGCAGTATGGCACATTAAAGATGGAAAGATTTCACCTTGGTTGTTATTAAATTCTACTAGTGGTAAAGAAATGCTAAGTAAATTTAATGATGAACAATTGAATATGGTATATCATATTATTAACCCCGAACACTGGGCAATGAGATTTAATAAATTGCCGGGTGACGTTGAACTAGCAAAACAAGTTGCAAAGGAGTCTAACCTATGAACTTAGTCTATTATCCAGATCCAATACTTGACAAACAACTACAAGAAGTTGATGTTGAAAATCCTGGATTTGATCCTAAAGAACTAAAAGAAGAAATGACAAAGATTATGCTAGACAATAATGGCATTGGACTAAGTGCGTGTCAAGTTGGTCTTAATCATAAACTATTCATTATGGGCGATAAGCCTAGCAATGTTAGTATGCATATTAATCCTACAGTGTTGCAGTATACTGAAGAAACTGTATTAGACATTGAAGGTTGTTTAAGTTTTCCTAATATGTATGTAAAAGTAAAACGTCCTAAAGAAATACTAGCAGAATACTATAACGAAAATTTAGAAAAGCAACAAGTTAAAATTACAGGCTACACTGCTAGATGTTATCTACACGAACTTGATCACACACTTGGAATTACATTTAAAGATCGTGTAAGCAAGATGAAATGGGATATGGCTAAAAAGAAAGCACGTAAAATGGAGAAGGCACTTGCCTGATATTGATATAGACTTTGCTGACAGAGACGAAGTATTGTCAAAGATACAGCATCGTGTTGCTACGATCAGTGCAGACAAAAAACATAATACAGGTGTATACGTAACAGAAATTCCTCATAACCCTGTAGACAATCATTCAACTATCGATTATAAAACTGCTGAAGATAGAGGCTACTTTAAATTAGACTTTCTAAATGTAAGCATTTATAAAGATGTAAAAAATGATAAACACTTAACAGAGCTTATGGAGAAAGAACCAATATGGGATCTACTAACCCACGAAGAATTTGTGGATCAACTATTTCATTTAAACGGGCATACGGAAATACTGAAGAAGACTTGCCCTACTTCCGTGGAACAATTAGCTGCCGTCCTTGCTATGATTCGACCGGCAAAGAGACATCTGATTGGGAAGGACTGGACGACTATACTGAAGGAAGTATGGATCAAGCCAGAGAATGATGAATACTACTTTAAGAAAGCACACGCATTTTCATATGCAATGGCTGTAGTAGTTCATATGAACTTGCTGTGCGAACTTATTTCTTCTTCCGCACCAGCTGAATAGATTTTCTTTTAACTCTTTTAATATTGAGATTATTTAGATCCACTGTTGGGCCTAGTGTAACCTTTACGTCTTTAGTATTCATTGTTATAAGCACATACCTAAAACGTTCCATCTCTCGACGCATAAAGATACCAATAGGTATCATTCTATTAGACTCCCACCACCAATCTTCACCACACTTAATAAAGATTGCTTTTTCGTAGTCTGTAGATAAATCTGTCATTACATACATGCTTGTAATAACATTATCTTGATTGTTTATAATGCCAATATATTCTTGGCCACCGTAAGTTACTACGGATAAAAATGGAAATTTTTCTTCTATATCTTTTCTTAACATAATAGCATAAATATATTGTAGGTATGAAACATGCAAAGCATCACAAGGTATTTAGTCACAAACAGAATCGTTGTCGTCCATGATGAGTGGGCTGGATCCAATACGGAGTATGATAAAGTGTACGAAAGAAAATTAAAATTAATTAAAGGTATTCAAAACGTGTTTACGTTTGAAGTAAAGAACAGAGATCAAAAACCTGTTAGTATCCTAAACACGTACACTCCAAAGATTAAAATCTTTGACGAGAACAAAGCTCTTATTATTTCAAAAGATGGAGTCATTAAAGAAACTGCAACTCCTAATTATAAAGGACAGTTTACAGTTACTATTAATGAAAGTGACACAAATGATATAGACGGACAACACTTGTCCTACTTTGTATACCTTGTAAAGGACAGTGATAATTCAGAAAGCATTACATACGCAGATACAGCATTTAATGCTAGAGGTAATATGGAAGTTGTACACGATGTAATGCCTGGGCCTAAAGATGCATATACCCTAACTACATTTACTGAAACAGGGTATGACACTGACATATATGTAAGCGAAGGAGTAACAGCAGAGCCAAGTCTAAACGGCAACGAAGCATTACACACAGCGGCAATTTATACCACAGACTACACAGGTGATGTAACAATCCAAGCCACACTAGACAATCAACTAGATAACAACGGTAATGATTGGGTTGACCTGCAAACAATATCTATTTCTAACAAGAGTGAGCCTACAGTTGTAAACTATACAGGTATATACTCATTTGTGCGTATCAAGCACGATCCGACATCCGGAACTATTGACAAAGTTCTAATTCGAAACTAAATATTTTAGAAGAAAGCGGTGACTTATAGGAACGCCTACTTTTGGTGACAGTGCTCGCGTACGACACGGCTGGTGACAAAACACAGGTTACTATTTTACATAAGGTGACGTTACACAATTAAGATACATGCCTTCTTCATGTTATGATAAGGAGGACATGTATGTTCGAGAACTCTATTCGTTCGTGGATTCTAGGTTATCTTTCAGAATTAAAATCAAATGGCATGCCTAGGTGTCCGTTTGCAAAATCTGCACTAGAAAAAGGAACTGTATCTTTTGAGACTGCTCGCAAGGCAGACGACCTTTGGAAAATTATAGAAGCCAATACAGAAGAATGGGATGAAAACACAAAACAAGCAGTAGCAGTGCATCTTGATTGGGATATAGACAATCAAGAAAGAATAAGATTATGTCATCAAGCAAATACATTTTACGGTGTTAGTACTGGCAAATTGTTTATAGAAGAATATAGAGTGCTTGATAATATTGGATTCCATTTTATATTAATTCATGATTTTGTTGAAATGCAAAGTGCAAAACGATTATTAAAAAAACAAGGATACTACCAATAAAGGTTGACTTTGCTTGCTCTTGATACTATAATAGTATTATGAGTGTAGTCGTTGAAACAGTTCTGACATATTTGCCGCACAAGCGGAAGACTACTCCATCTGGCTGGACGTCCTTCAACGCAGTATGTTGCCATCACAACGGACACACAGCCGATACTAGAGGCCGCGGCGGAGTGATACAAAATGATGATGGTGTTTCATATCATTGTTTTAACTGCGGCTTTAAAGCAAGCTGGCAACCGGGCAGGAACTTTTCTCATAAGTTGCGTAAACTCCTACAATGGTTAGGAGCACCTGATGATGTAATCAATAAGGCCGCACTAGAGGTTATGAGGGAGAACGAAGGTGTTGAGACTAAAACACGCATAGCACAACTTCCAACCTTTGCTACTGTCCCGTTGCCAGACGATGCTGTTAGACTAGCAGACCATCAATGGGCAGAGCCAGGTACTATACCAGAGCGTATGGTAAATGTATTTGCTTATATGCTAGAACGCAACCTACGTATAGATGACATAGACTATCACTGGGCACCTAGCCTAGGGTATCGTGATCGTCTTATTATTCCTTTCTACTATGAAGGACGTATTGTAGGTTGGACTGCTCGTGCAATCAAGCCAGACATGAAGCCCAAGTACTTGACAGAAGTACAACCTGGCTTTGTGTTTGGACTTGACGAGCAACGTTATAATAAAGTATTTGCTATTGTATGCGAAGGACAGATTGATGCACTGCACGTAGAAGGTTGTGCATTAGGTGGATCAGAGATTAGTGATCAACAAGCAATGCTATTAAACAGATTACAAAAACAAATTATTGTTGTACCTGACAGAGATAAAGCAGGTAGCAAACTTGTTGAACGTGCTATTGAATTAGGATGGTCAGTAAGTATGCCTAAATGGGATAATGATATAAATGATATTGGGGACGCGGTGCAGAAATATGGAAGGCTATATACACTACACAGCATTGCAGTAAGTGCTGAAGAATCCCCATTAAAAATTAGACTAGGAGCGAAGAAATGGTTTGGTTAAACAAATTAAAAGGATGGATCATGTATCCATACACAGAATATAAACGTAGGAAAAAACTTAAAGCAAGGATTGAGGAACTTAAAAAACAAGATCCGTTTATTTACAAGTGAGGTAAAATATGATTACATGGGGTATAGTTGGTAATAGCCATGATGCCAGTTTGGCTGTATTTAGAGATAACATATGTCTTTGGGCGGCACTTGCTAAAGACTTTAGTGGTGTTGACCATGACCCTGATCTCAACTGGACGTTAGTTAGTGTAGCAAAACAAATAGCAGGCGAACCAGATCAAATCATATGGTATGAACGTCCTGTTCTAAAAACTCTACGTCAGTGGCGAGCAGGCCAAGGATGGTTGTTAAAAGAAAACAACATTAAAAAATATCTCAAGCAATGGGATATTACTGCTCCTATTAAATACACACAGCATCATCACAGCCATGCGGCATATGCTTACTATACACAGCCACACGATAACTGTGCCGTTGTATGCTTAGACAGCATCGGTGAATTTGAAACACTTACTATATGGCACGGTAAGGACAATAAACTAAAGAAAGTATACAGCCAAGGATATCCACACAGCCTTGGATTGTTCTACAGTGCAATGACGCAACGTGTAGGTCTAGTACCACAGCGTGATGAGTATCTAATTAGCCAGTGGGCAAAGAAAGGCGACAGAACAAAATACTATACACATATCAAACGAGACTTGCTCGGTAGCAAACTAGGTGTGCATTTTTATACAAAAGAAAATTTACACAGAGGCTGTCGCTGGTGGCGTCCTGATCTTACATCAGAACAAGACATGTATGATATTGCCGCATCCACACAGATGATTTTTGAACAAGCACTTAGAGACATTTGCGGATTGGCGTTTAGAGAAACAGATGCTAATCATCTTGCACTAGCAGGAGGAGGTGCATTAAACAAGGATGGTGTAGACAAAGTTAGAGATGATTGGATTAGTGTATGGGTTCCGCCTAACCCAGGCGATCCTGGCAGTTGTATTGGTGCCGTATTAGCTCATACAAATGAAAAAATAGAACTTGACGACACCTGGCATAAGAAAGTATAATATAACAATGGCACATATACAAGAATTATTTCCAACACTAATATACATGGACTTATGCGATCAAGACATTAGCAGTGATGTTGAATATATTTTAAATAGTGAAATTGCAGATGTATCGCAACAAACAAAAGACAACTACGGACATAGAAGCAAAAGTGCGTATGTACTAAACGACAATCGTGCATTGACATTACGTAACTGGATTGTAGATAAACTAGATGACTATGCTAAGAACGTATTAGGCTATGATATTGACGGTATGGGTATTACACAGAGCTGGTTAAGCATTAAGGACACAGGGCATAAACACATAGCACACAAGCACCCTAACAGCCTTATAAGCGGCGTTTTTTACTTTGAGGATAGTAACACTCCGATATTGTTTACAGACGACTATAAAGAATATTTTAAAGTTAATAGAAATCCAGAAAAGGCTCCACACAATATCTATAATGTAATGCCAAAGAAGTATGGACTAATATTGTTTCCAAGCCATTTAGAACACGAAGTTGTAACTAATGATAATGAAAATAGATACAGCATGAGCATAAACAGTTTACCGTTATCTAAAATGGGCAGTGACGGTGACTTAACCGAGATCGACTATAGTAAAATTATGGGCAAGGTAAGTAGTATAAATGACTAGACAAAATACAGATTACGGATACGACATACAGAAAATTTATCTTGAAATGATGCTTACAGATGCAGAGACATTTGTAAGATGTCAATCTGTATTTGACGACAATACTTTTGATAGAAAACTTCAACCAGCGGCAAAGTTTATTAACGAGTATGTGGTAGAGCATAATGCCATGCCTACATTTGATATGGTTAATGCCGCAACTGATAGTAACTTAAAACATCCAGGAGATCTAGCAGAGAATCATTATGATTGGCTTTTACAAGAATTCGAAACGTTTTCGAGGCACAAGGCACTTGAGAAAGCAATCTTGGACAGTGCGGACTTACTTGAGAAAGGTGAATATGGACCGGTCGAGGATCTTGTCAAGAAAGCGGTTCAGATTGGCTTGCAGAAGGACTTGGGGACAGACTACTTTGCAGACCCAAGAACTAGACTAGAAGCAATCAAAGACAAGAACGGACAAGTAAGCACAGGCTGGCCGGCACTGGATAAGAAACTGTTTGGCGGATTTAACAGAGGCGAACTGAATATCTTTGCAGGTGGTTCAGGTTCGGGTAAGAGTTTGTTTATGGCTAACTTGGGTGTTAACTGGGCACTCGCAGGCATGAACGTTGTATATCTTACTTTTGAATTGAGCGAGAATTTGGTTAGTATGCGATTGGATGCAATGACATCAGAGATTCCAAGCAGAGATATTTTTAAGAGCATTGATGACGTTGAAATGAAAGTCAAGATGATTGGCAAGAAGAGCGGAGCATTTCAAGTTAAGTATATGCCCACAGGCAAGAACGCAAACGACATACGCAGTTATTTGAAAGAGTATGAAATTAAAACAGGCAAGAAGGTAGATGTATTGCTTGTTGACTATTTGGATTTGATGCATCCTATTGCGGCAAAGATTAGTGCAGAGAACTTGTTTGTTAAAGACAAGTATGTATCGGAAGAGTTACGCAACTTGGCTATGGAACTTAACTGTATATTTGTAACAGCATCACAGTTAAACAGGAGTAGCGTTGAAGAAATTGAATTTGACCACAGTCATATTAGTGGGGGTATCAGTAAAATTAATACTGCTGATAACCTTATTGGTATCTTTACATCACGTGCTATGAGAGAGCGTGGACGTTATCAGATACAGTTAATGAAGACACGTTCATCGAGTGGTGTAGGACAAAAGATCGATCTAGGATTTGATGTGGACACACTACGCATCTTTGACATTGGTGAAGATGACGATGCCGCACAAGCAACAACATCAACAGGAAGCAGTGCTATTGCTAATGCACTCAAGCGTACCACACAAACTGTTAGTGCAGACAATACCAGTGACGATCCGAGCGAAGGTGACACTGCCCCCAAGATAAGAGCAACTACTAACAGTACTAAACTAAAAGACTTTCTTAATAATCTAGGAGACAGTTAATGAAGGTAGGTTGGGTACCAATGACCATGTTAGGTCCTGACAGGTATGTTCACGACATGGACTTGCTGGTTGAAGAGCCTGATAGGTTACCCCCACAAAACACAGGAACGATCAACGAATGCCCTGCACACACATCGTTTATCTCAGAGTTCTTTACAGTAAGGGCTCCCTTTGATCTAGAACTTGAATACAATCACGAGATGCAAGCCCTGCGTTCTAGCAGTTTAGATCACGACCAGTTTGAAAGATTTATACATGCTAGACACAACGACACAGGCGATGATGGTGTATTTTCAATTACTGTTAACTGGAAACTGTTGTTCTTGGCAGACGAACCGTGTAGGGTAGAAGTGTATCCTGCATTTAGACACGGCACTCCTTATGATGTAGCAGTGGGCAGTTTTGATATATACCGTTGGCAACGCCCTGTCGACTTTACGTTTCAATTGGACCGTGACAGTATAATTAGTATACACAAGGGTGATCCTTTGTACTATGTTAGATTTACACCAGGGCCAGTCAAACTGCAACGACTAGAATGGAATGATGATATACAACGTTGCGTACAGGCTTGTAACCTTAAGCCTCTACAGCCAGGGTACAGTTGGCAACTGATTAAACGTGCAGGAAACTGGCACAGACCAAGGAAGTTTTTATGAGTAAGATAGTAGTAACAGCGGCACAGTTACCAGTAAGTGATTATGTTGAGAAAAATGTAAAGACCATTAAGCGAGCCATCCATCATGCGGCAGGGCATGATTGGTTGGTAACGCCCGAGGGTATGCTCAGTGGATACTGTCAACCGCCCAACCTAATGGATCGAAATCCTACCAAGCTCAAAGAACTTAACGCAGGCCTAGAAGAAGTAGAAGCATTTGCAGAAAAACACAACACGGGCCTACTGTTGGGCACGGGCATGATCGAACGTGACGGACAACCCTACAACCAAGTACGCTGTTACAGCAGACACATACAAGGTGAACTTATCAACACCTATACCAAACAGATGCTTACCCGCACACACGAAGGCGGGGGTGAAACATTCTTTTACTTGCCCGGTTATGAGAACAGACGCTTTTTTGTAGACGCTGACTGTCGAACCATTGGTGCAAGCCTTATATGCAATGACGTATGGGCAACGCCACATGTTAGTCCTCGAGGCAATCCCTATCACATAGGCGAGCTTGCCCGTCATGGTGCAGAGATTGTGTTCGTGAGTGCTAACTGCAATGTGAAACACTTTGACCCTCTTGTGTATGAATGGCATGACGTTAACCTACGTATGCAGGCCAAAGAGTTCGGTGTGTTCATTGTGGTAAGCAACAGTTCAATCGCAATGGGTTGGGGTCCACATGATCGTTATAACCCTAAGACAGAACTCGAAGACAAGAAGATTGATCGTGTGCAGGTACGCAGTGGCATCATATCACCTGAAGGCGAATGGATCGGTTGGTGCGAAGACTCAGGCGAAGACTACTGCACAATGGAATTAGAATTTTGATAAATAAAGTATAGGAGAACAAACTATGGCATCAGGAAAACTTGCAAGCGGTGAACTAACAGCCAACACATGGCTACCAGTCTATACAACACCGGCCACAGTGAAATACACATCATGCACACTATACGTTGTTAATCGTGGAAGCACAGACGCAATGGTTGATGTTGCTATTTCAGAAGATGACACTGTGCTTGCAGATGAATATCTAGAATACCAAACCATGCTAATTGGCAATGCCAGCATGGAACGCACAGGCTTGGTATTGGCTAGTGGAACCCAACAACGCATAATGGTACGTTCAAGCACAGGCAACTGTAGTGCAAACGTATACGGCATTGAAGTTCAAGATCCAGAAGACGTAGAATAACATGATTAAACTTACAGCAGATCAACGTGCATATGATCGTTCTCTCAGATACCTAGACTATCGCTATCTTGCTGATGCACAAGCAGGTGCGATTGACTCATATGATCAAAAGAAGATGGGCAAGATACAGCATCTTGTTCGCAAGGGCTATATCTCAATAAGCCGTCCACAACAGGGTGCGACACGCTTTATTACACTAACACCAAAGGGGCACAAACAGTTACAGTTGGTAGGTTATGACAGACGCAACAGCAAAGAGTTCTGGGATAACTATCCACACATGCTAGACATGATGGGTAACTAGATGCTTAAGAGTTTTTATAGTGTTCCCCTATGGATCACTCGTTGGCCCGAGACTTCACCGCCCATACAGAGACTGCAAGAACTCGCAACCACGCAAACTTGGCAGACTCATCCAGAATGGCGTACACATCATCTAAGCGATCCCAGTTTTGAAACCAACTGCCTACAGGGCGAAGACATTGTACAAGCAAGCATACGAGCAGAAGCCGCACGTTTTTGGGAAGCGGTTGGACGCGAACCTGAAGAACTTGCTATAACAGAAGCATGGATGACCAACACACACAAGGGCGAGTATGCACACGTACATGATCACAAAAACAACACACTGAGTGGTGTGATCTATGTACAGAGTACAAGAGACACTGGAGACTTGTTTTTCCCACATCCACACCCTATACTGCATCACACACCTTGGTTGGAACACTGGCCAGATCACTACACTGTAGCACCCGAGACCGGCACCGTGGTACTATTCCCCTCATGGCTACAACACGGCACTAGAACCAACACCACAGACCACACTCGCATCTCCCTTAGCGTGAACCTACAAGCCGCTTGCGGTTAAGCCCAAAAACGGCGAAGCCGCTACGCAAGACGCTAGAGCTACGAAGTAGCAAAACGCTAGTTTTTGCGGTGCGGTAGATACTGACCAGTACTGTGTTACTACTGTCACATATACTGTGTAAAACTGTGTAACCTATGCACAATGCCATTTGCAACGCACTGCAATACACCGTAAACACTGTTTATAAAAAAGATGAGTCTTTTGAACGCAGACTACGTCACGTTCTAGCACTATATAGTGGGGATTAGTCTAAGCACTTAACACTGTAGCTACTAGTACCTGATAGTGCTAACAGTGCTAACATGCGATCTTGATCCGTTTCAAATTCTATTACACTAGCACTAGACTGATAACACGCTATATGATGTTTACAGTACAGATCAATGGTTGCTGTGTATGTGAGAGTTTCTTTATACTCGTTTGATGGAGTGTGCTGTTTATGAGATGGAAACAGCAGTTTTAGTTTATACATTAGTCTTTTTGCATACACTTGCATGACTTACATGAACAAGCACCTTTTGGATCTCCATCGCAGTACTGACGACCACGAACATCTTGCTTAGTGCAGTGACAGTCATGTCCACATGCTTTACATTTTTTTGAATGTTTCATAACAGCTCCTTATAGACACACACATAGCACGATCAGCTTGACTGCATTACCTACTTAGCATACACAATGCAAAACCTGACACCTGTTCAATCAGTGAATACATGCTATGTGTGCTATAACTATTTAGTACTGCAATACTGTAGTAGAGGCACTAAAGGATGTGTAGGAGATACAGTTACTTCTATGTGAGAGGGAAACGGTGTGAACTGTAAGCCATACTGTGTACACTGTGCGACTACTGTGTAGTACTGTGGATGTGTTGCGGGGACGATGTATGTGTGCTCCATATACATACTTACCCGAAATGGGTCCTGTGCCAAAAAAAATTGTGCTACGAAAAATTTAGGGGAAGTACTTATAGATTCGAGGTGGTGATTTCGCACCACTACCACTTTTAAAAAAGCTCTTTGTTTTCAAACACTTACGCCTCCCGGTCTCGAAAA